TATTGATTTGTACTAAACCGCGATCAATAGACCCATTTTTATTTAGAGTCCAAATCACCTTTCCGGCTTTATCGTATTTAGCATTAATTGCTTTTTCATTACAACCACTTTCTCTCCAAGCAATATATGAAAAAAGCTCAACAGGTAATCCAAATTCAATGAATTTGTATTCCCATTGAGGGCATCTTTTATTCAAATCCTTGGGGATTTGTTGTTTGATTGTTTTAGGTATTTCTACTTCTGCTACTTTTTCAGTAATTTGATCGGTTATATCAATTTTAACTAAAGGTTGTAAAGCAGCATATTCTGTGCTTTCATTTCTTTGACTTCCATCAGCCAATGCTGTTGGATTACTAAAAACTATTAACAAAATTATAAAAGCAATTGTAATAGCCTGTTCTAATATTTTTTTGATTCCACTCATTTCTCCTCCATTTAGGTAATGTTTTGTGCTGCGACACATTGAATATCTATTTAGCGAAAAACGAAAGTAAACCTACAAATTATACTTACGCTTTTACTTATTGTTTTTTATAATTACCTCCTTTGTAGATAATTTAGTTATCAAATATTTTTCTTACATGTTTTGGATTAAGAGGCAATATTGCTTTTAGATCATCTCTTAATGATGAATAATGCATAGCATATTTTTTAAATACGCTTTGTGAGTCCGTATCTTTATCTCTAGCAATGCTAATAAACAAATGCTCGATATGAACTAAAAATCCAAATGTAATTCCTGATAAAAAATATGGATCTTCCATTTCTTCTTCCAACCCATCAAATAATTTTTTTAAACTTTCTGAATCTTTACTCATAAAAGCAGAAAGCATTTGCATCGCATAATCTGTGTAAAGATATTCATCTTTCATTGTTGTCATATTGTCCTTTAAAATAGTAACATAAGTTTTATATTAAATCAACTTCATCATTCTGAATCATTTCGTTATTTGCTTCTATAATATCTTCCGGGACTATCCCTTTAGACACTAAATCGTTGTGATAAGAAATGTTTCTTGTTATTTCTCTAAACGAAGATGAATTGGGGTTGTAAAAATATTCTTTAATATGGCCGGCTACTTTTTCACCAACAGTATATTCAAATATTCTAGCAAACCAATTATCTGGTTTAAATCCATATTGTCTTTCACATATTCTATTTGCTTTTGAAACAGCTTCCATTACAGTAGATGTATCATCTATGCGAACAGCATATCTGTATTCAACAATATAATAATTATCAAATTTTGGCACTTATAACCCGCTTCCTATAAAAAATAGTGTTAACATCAGTGGGATAATAAACAAAAGACTAGAGTAGGCTAGGGCAATTACAATAATAAATACCCACCAAAATATTTTCCAAATTGTTTTTTCTTCCATAAGATTTATACCATTTTCACTGTAATATTTTTCCCTGTTAAATCCATTTGAATTCCCATTGATTTGCCATCATTAGATGGAACCAATTGACCAGATAATTCAAATGGAATTGTATTGCTAAGATCTTTTACTAAAAAATCAAAAGAGCCAATTTGCAATAAATAATTTTCAGATTTTATTTGTTTGATAGCGTATTGCAATGAATTTAATTGAGACAAATTGCTAATAGAAATCCAAAATCCTTGATCGTTTATTGTCACTAAAGTTTGTTTATATAAATCACAAACAAGGCGGCCTATTCTTGAATCAGCAATAGTTCTAAATTCACGATACATAAAATCTGTAATGCCAGTGTTATAATGATCATATTCGTGAATTAATGTTGCAACTAATTCATAAACATTAGAGTTTTCAACATGACTTTGATCAATAATAATTTGGCGTTGAGATTTATCTTTATTAATATTTAAAGTTAAACCTAGTGTGTCTGTTGTTTTTGATTTAAATACAGCAATTGGTTTTTCCAAAAGACCAAATGATGGTTCATATATAGTGCATATTTCGATTGCTTTTTGTAATTTAGAAAATTTTGTTAAGTCGTAGTCAAGATCATAATTAAATTCTTCGCTCATTATTTCTTTTGCTGCAACTACTTTAGCATTTGTTAGTAATCTAAATAACAAATAAGAATTACATTTTACAGCAACCTTATCTTTATGAGCCAATATTGAATCAATATTTGGGATTACTGATTCTTCTGGAGATAGTAAAATTGCTTTTGGTGTAAATTTTTGATAGAACATTTTAGCCCAATTATCACTTGGGGTTATATAATTATATGCACCGTCATATAAATCATAAAATTCCCAAGGCTTTTCTTTATTAATTATAATTGATTGAAATATATTATCTATTATTTCATCATTATCGATTTTACTTATTACACTTGCAACATTAGATTGTAGCGAATAATTATCTTTTATCTGCCTGTCTTCGTTCAATACAATATCATTAGTTTGATAATTAAACAAATGTTTAGCATTATATATTTCGTGAACTAAAACAGATTTACAATAAACGCGCAATGGGTTGCCATTATTTATAATATTTTTTAGTATTGAAGTATGTCTGTGTTTAAACAATACAGTTTGATTGTCGCAAAAATAAGTTTCGTGATTATTGTATATATCCATCATCTTTGGTGATGCTGTAATATAAACACTAAATTCACCATCAACTGGCTTACCAATTTTATTAACAATTGATCTATCCCACACTCCACCATCTTTTGCATTTGCTATTGCTTCACGGTATATTTGGAATTCATCTTCCCAACTTAACATACCGGCCTCTAATGTAAATGAAGATGATTTTAATTCAGATTTATTATACTGATAATAAATACAGTTAACGCCGGCTTCTGTTTTAACAATGTAAGAAAGAGTATATGGACCTTGTTCATCATTTCCAACAAACACCCATTCCAATCCCATTCTTAATGCTGCTATTGGGGCATACTTAATACCAGAACCAAATTGTCCAATAGTATCTGGATCATCTCTTTTTGTAGACAAACCTAATTTTTCAAGATTAAGCCTATTAACAAAGCCAGATTGATTTGACTTAGCAAAATTAGTTATTTTAATATATTTTCTCATTTACACTCCAATATTAATTAATTGGTTGTTTTGGTAAAGCAGCCAATATAGAATTCATCAATTCACTATTCATTGTTGGAATTTTACTCAGTGTGTTATAAAGTTCATCAAGAGTATATGAAGGTTTAAGAATGATTCTATTTGCATCAGAAACAGTTTCTGTCCAAACATTAGCCAGATTATCTACTTGAACAGGATTATCTACTTGAACAGGATTATTTGAATCAGTTACAACCACTTTCTCTGGATATCCTGCATTTGTCATTTCTCTAAGAATAATTTTTCTTAACAAATCAGTAATTGTTCCAAGTTCATTAGTTCGTTCTGGTTTGTTATAAAAATAACACATAAGATCATAACGAATACAAGCAATTATTGCTTTAGTTGTCATAGTATTTATTTCACAACCAGTTCTATCTGGTGAATATTCACTAAGTAGATCGTTAATTCTATCACTAATATCAACTTTGTCTGCGGCATCGGTTGCGATATCATCTATATCAATATAATCTTCTAGATTTATATGATCTCGCAATTCTCTTGCTACAGAATCATAAGAAAGATTGTCTATAACTTTGTCGCAAAGTTCACTCTCGTCAATATTATCAACAACATCTGTAGCCAAAGATGACATATCAAATTGTTGATAAACTTTTTCTGATAGTTCTTCATAATTTATTGGTGCTAACAATGCAATATCTTTAGTTGGAATTGATATTGTAACTTGTACTTTTTCTTCTTCTTGTATGTTTGTCATATAATTATTCCTTTTCTGTTTTTATTTATTGATAATATTTTTACAATTCTATATCTCTATACTGTTCTAACATACCCATTACATAACGATAAATGGGTGATTTTTCATCAACTTTTCTTTTTGCTCCGTCAAACCAATCTTGATAATGATAATATATATCCATAATTTCATTACTTAAATCGGTAATAACTTCAATAAAAGAAGAAGGGCCACCCCAAGAGAGATGTATTTTATATATTTTGCGAATATCTGTTCCTAATGGATATTCCCAAAGATCAGTATCCATAATATCATTGTTATTAATATATCTTAACAATTCTACATCATCTGGGTCTTCATCATCTAAATCGTCTTGTTCATTAAATGCTACAGTTAATAATGCTCTAATATGTTGTTCTGTAGATTTCATATTTTCATCAATGCGTTGTTCGCAATTTTCTTGTTTACTCATATATTCTCCTATTATTGTTTAGTATTTTTCGTAGGCAATTATCATTGATGATGGCCACTCTTTTTCAGTAATGAAATACCCAATTCTATTAACAAAGTGTAATCCAGAAATTATGTATGTTCCATCATCTCCATCTACCCAAGTCCAAACTTTTTTAATTGGGCATTGTTTGACATATTCAAACTCTGAACCATAAGTTTCAAAAATAATACTCTCTTCATTGTTAAAATCGGTAACATTATTTACTATGGGATTATACCAATTTTCCCAAACTTCAAATTCGTCACAAATTGTTGCCATATGTTCTCTTATTATTATTTTGTAATTTTATAAATCATAAATTTGATTTGCTAATTCATTTAAATCATCTGGTGAATTAACATATTGTATTTCTTTATCTATTAATGTAAATAAAGATTCTATGTCTTCAGCAAACAATAAAAATGTTTTAAGTTTTGCCAAATATTCAATTTCTAAACAATCAGAATCAAACTTAAGAGGTTTTACTTTTGAAGATGAATTATCCAAATCTTTATTTGGTAACATAGGTTGTGCCCAACCATTACTTCTACCCATTGGATAACAAGTAGCATATCCATAAGATATTGCAATTTGATTTGCTTTCCACCAAAAAACTCTTTGAACAATTTCATTTATTGCATCTTCTTCTTCACATCCTTCATCAATTAACTTATATAGTTCTGAAGAAAGATGTGGAAAATACCATTTAACATTAACTGCTAAAGTTCCATCTTGACGAAGATATTTATCTACATCAATTGTATTTTCAGGTGTATTAAAATATTTTGCACTTAATAAGTTTATTTTAGTAGTCATTGTTTTTTCTTTCACAATTCTTCCCATATTCGTTTACAATGACAAACTTCATCTTTGTTATCAATAAGATAAAGAGAGATTACTTCTTTGTTTAATTTATTGTCATCGCTACCTAAATATGGATAAGTTAATTGAATAGCATATTTATGTTTTCTTGTTAAGATTAATGACTGAACAGGCCTATTGCTAATATCAAGAATATTAAACTCTGTTTTTAGATAGTCTTTAATTGAACCAATATAAACATATTTAAAATATTTATTTGGAACTGGTCTTGGTGTATATCCATCATTTTCTTTATCATTGGCAATTAACCACATTCTTTCTAAATGAATAATATATTCACCATCTTCTGTAGATTTAAATTTAGTTAAAATGTTCATAGTCTCTTTATTTCCCTTTGTTTTTATTTTCTTTTTCATCCATTATTATAAATTCATTTTCCCATATTGCAAAATCTAAATTCATCTCTAAATCTAGATTCCAATCAAATGGGATTACTTTTTCGTAATTATTTCTATCATTATCAGGAAACATATAATTAATTCCTTTCTCGATCACGAATAATTTTAAGAAATGTAGCATCTCTTTCTTTATATGTTAATTTAGACATAACTAAATTTGCTTGTTCTTCAGTTAAATAGAGATAATCTGTATACATTACTTTTTCTCTATCATAACTTCCACCTGTAAGTGGGTCAATTCTTATAGTCATTGTTTTCTCCCTCTTTAAGTAATTTACATATTTGTATTATTTTTCGCGTTGTTTTATTACTTTCATTATTTATTAATATATTACGCAATATCCAATTATAGTCTTTTGTTCTTTGAATTGGAATTTTTATTATACTTGCTAGTTTATCAAGTTCATTTAATAATAAATATCTTGTATAATTATCCATTACCTTACCTTAATGAAATTAATTTAGTAGCAATATTTTGTTGAACCATTACTTGTTGTTTATTGTAATTGTTTCGATATTTAACAATTAATGATTTAAGTTGATCAATGTTTTCTTTTGTAGGATTTTCTGTATAACCATCAACAACAACACTAATATCTGCTTCTAATAAAGAAACAACTAATGTAATTTGTTCATATTGAGGTAATAGTCTAAACAAATGTTGTTCTGCTAAATCAAATAATTTATTAGTGCGGCTTTTACGAAATGCTTTTATTCTTAACAAAGATTTCATAAACTCTATTTCTTCTGCTGTATTATATGTTTCAAGAGAAACATCAAATGATGTATGAATAATTTCTTTCTTAGAACGCAACAAGTTGTGTATATCTTTAAGATTTACTTTTTTACTTGTTCCATTTGATGGAATATAATTATCACAATCAACAATTACTTTATCAGATTTTAGCAATTTATGTTCAATATCTTTAAGATTAATTTTTTTCATAATTGTCCCTTTCTTATTGTAATAACTGAGATGGATGTATATGCGAACTGCTATTTATTACTTTTGCGCGTCTTTTTCTTTTTGGACCGAATACTCGTTTAGAATAATCAGAACCATCAGGATAAACTATTTTTATTCCTTGTTCTTGTAATTCTATTTGTCGCATAATAGACAATAGTTGTGCTGCGTCAAATTCATAATCTTTATCAGTAATTACACACATAATTGTTTCGTGAACAGTATGATAGTATTTAAATTTAACTACACTACCATAATTTATGTTGTTATCAACTATTTCTAGGTTAATGAGTTTATTTTCTTTATCAGAGAACTCATCTATATATTTTTTATTATCTGATATTAGAGACACTACAAAGCCCTTTCTCTTTGAGTTTATTATAATTTTTATTATATTATTTAATAGGCGCACTAAATAAAGTTAGAAATCGCCCATTTGATAAAGACTATCACACACGAATTGCTATGTCAAATTGAGATAAAAAAAATTTTTTGATAGGGGTCATTAATCGGGGCATTAATGGGACAACTGATTGAGCTATATTAAAAGCTTTAATATAGGCTATATTAAACCCGGCCGCATAGTATGATATTAAAGTTTTTAATAAAGGCTTTATTTGCGGGAACGGTTATGAACTTAATATAGTAAAAAGTTTAGTGTATGTTTGCAGCACACATTGAAGTTATAATAAACATAATAATATAGGAACTACCCGTATTTAAATGTTTTTTTATACAAAATTGAGTATGCGTTTTTCAACCACACACGCTACATACATATTTTTCAATTTTCTATTTCATTTCAGATTTGTCAATATATGTAGACACTTTATCTAAGAAGGCTACCATAGATCCCGTATATTCCATTCTCCCGATATGTTTTAATTTAATTGAAGGATCAACCCAAACTGAGCCACCTATATCTTGCCAATACCTACAAAACCCATAATCTTCAGATAAAAATCTGTTTTGATGAGTATCAATGTAAGAATTAAAAAACGCATATGTCCATTTCTGTTCTTCTTCGTTTAAGGCATTAGTGTCATCACTATATTTTAGATGAGGATATTCTTTTATCATTTTAAGAAACGCATTTCTAGTAATAAGCATAAATCCAGTGCCGGCATCAAATATTTCTAATGCCCCATTTCTAATATTAACAGTATGAGTTGCTCGATCTTTTACTGGATTCACCACCCATCTAACACTTTGTTCAAGCAAATCTTCAGGTTTAACTCCATTTTTAACATTTTCTGCTACTAAATCCCAATTAACAGATTTAATTGGATAGGCAGCACTCATAATTTCTTGTTTATGCCATAATAGTTTAATAACATCTTCTGGCTCAAACCCAATGTCTGCATCAATAAACATTAAATGAGTCATTTGATCTTGTGCAAGAAATTTTGCAACCATATTGTTTCTTGCCCTGCTAATTAATGAATCAGTAATTGTTGCTACACCAAATTTAATGTTACGATCTCTGCAATACATAATTGTTTTAATGAGCGACATCATAGTTGGTTCGCTTATTAAGCGATCATAACAAGGTATTGCAAATAGAATATTCCATTTGCTGAATTCTTTTTGAGTGATTTCTATCGGCTTTTGGGTCGTTTTGTTTGTCATGGTCTTTATTATACTATACAAAAACGGGCTGGATTGCTCCAGCCCGTTTTTATGTTTAATTGTATAATTATTTCTTATTGGCAATCGCGGGTTTCTTATTCTGAGCGTTATTTGTGTTTTTAGCACCCTCAGTCTTTGACAAATCTACAACTCTGAAATACAAAGTTGAGTTTGTTTTATCAAAGTGAATCTGCACATTCAAATTTAGTCTCTTAGCCTGTGCCCGGATTCTTTGTTGCATTGAATTATATTTTTTACCAAATTCAATGTTGTTAATTGAATATGGTTTTCCATTTTTGCTCGACAGTAGCAATGTGTCAATAATATTTTTCAATTCTTCAGACACTCTGCCTGTTCGTGAAATTACTGGGAAATTACTTGCTTCTTTGATTTGCATTTTATTCTCCTGTAGTTGGTTTTGTTATTTAGCCTTTTGGCTTGGTTGAAACAATAACAGCAAAATTGGTAGCCAACAACCTTTTTAATAAATTTCTTTTTAATTATTTAAAGAAGACGATAAACATTTTTCTAACTGAGCCGCCAAAACTGCATTTTGAAATGTAAGTTCAGATATTTTTTCTAACAGTTTTTTAACAACAACTTCGGCATCAACAGAGTTGATATCTTTTACAAGTTCTGTATCCATAATCCCTCCTCTTCTAATTGTATCTTTGATTGTGAATATCCCGGCGTAAATTGTTTCACATTATGATCATATTTTGAAACCGATTGCATTTCATGAATATCGTCATCAATTGATGTATTGTCTCCCCATATTTCAATTTCAACTTCTGTTTCTATTGACATGTTTTCTATTGCATTAAAAACAGAGCCGGCCAACGCATCTGCCATATCTTTAGAGCCAGAATTTGGGTGATCAATTCTATTATTAGAAAACAATCTTAATTTCAACAATTCATCTTCTACTAAAACTTCATTCCAATAGCCTCTTAAGCGAGTGTCATAAATTGAAGTCATTAATGTATCATAATCAGTTTTTTTAACACTATGAAAGTCAGCATTAATACCCAACGATCTTAAGCTTTGAATCATCTCAATAGATTGCCATCTATCAAATGTTACTTTAGCGACATCAAATTTTCTACAAAGATCAACAATTAATTGTCTTACTGAAGCAAAATTAATTTCTTCACCGGGAGCTGCTTTCCAAGAATATATTAAATCAACATTAATTATTGGAAGCGTTTCTACGCCAACTGATGTTTTAATTTCTTTAAATCCGGAACAATGAGCCATACATAATGCTGTTCTATCTCGTTTAAAACCTAAATCTACATGAATAAAACGCCTATGATTATCTGTGTTATTAAACCATTTATGGAATCTCCCTTCTTCATCAATTGGATCATCAGCATACATAAATGCTTTTCTTACTTTATCTTCATCTCTAAAATAAGCATCTTCCATAGTTGGAGGATCACATTCAAACCTAGATGCAGCTTCAATTGGATTTCTAATATATTCTGATTCTAACTGTTCTCTTTTAATTGTAGGATTTACTTCCCAGGTTGCTGCTTTTATTGACCAAGTTTTTGGCTCTCTTTTCTCCCTAGAATTAAAATATCTTTGTTGAATAAAGTCTCCTTTATATCTAGGAAATGATAATAAAATAACTTTTCCAATATCCGGAAACCGAGACATAACAGATAATTTACTCATGTTATATATTGCAGAAGCAGACCCTTTTGCTCTTACATCTCCCTTTAATTCGCTATCTGTTTTAAATGCTGATATTTCATCCAATATAACCGATAATACTTCATAACCTTCCCAACCTTCACTTTCAGAGTGACCAGAAAATAGTCTTACTGGTCTAGAAAAGAAAAATATTTCTGATACTCTTGGTTCAAAACCAACATTATTAAAATAAGGAGATCCAAGTAATAAATTTTTTAATGGTTCAAAAAATACCCTTTGAGCCTGCTGCGCATTTACAGCAAGGTTTAATAGGTCTATATAAACACCATGAGCTTTACCAAAATAACCTAGGGGGTCTCTTAAACAATGTAATAAATAAACAGTATATGCCATTGATATACGAGCACAATGATCTTTGCCGGAACCTTTACCGAGCATACAAATAACTTCATTGTCTGTATATTGATCATAATAATCTGCGCCTTCTTTTTCACCAAAAATTTTTTGTAAGGTTGTTTTTTTGAAGATTTGGGTGCTATGCTTTACTATTTCAAGCTGAATATCGGAGAGAGGAGGTAAGCCTAAATAATGTTTCTTTTCAACAAAAGTAGGAATATCTACAGGGTTTTCTATAAGTTCATCTTGTCTCAACAATCTATCAAAATCATTAAATTCAAGGTTGATACCAACAAAATCAGACATTGTTTAAATTCCCCCCGTCATAGCAAAAATACCGTTCTCAAATTCTGGCCAATTTTACGACAGTCATCACAATAACACGGTCTCAAATTCTGACCAATTTTACGCCAGTCATCGCAATAATGCGGTCTCAAATTCTGGCCAATTTTGACCTTAAGTGTCAAAAAAATAGTTTTCAAATTACGAGCCCTCTTGAACAACATCCATTTGCCTGCCTGTCATAATTTCAAATGCAATTTCTAATTCTTTTCTAACTTCTTCAGCAATTGCCGGATGTTTTGAAATTACATCTCTTAATATTTTTGATAAAATTTGATTGACATTTTCTGCTTTCTGCATTCTGGCGATGTATTCTCCATCGGTTTGATTCCCACCCAGCAATTTATGAAGTTGAGCTTTTTTTGTAGCAATCTCTCCAGCCAATTTAATTGCTTGGATCCGGGCTGCAACCATGCCATTGTCGGTTGCAATATTAATTGTCTCCCACGCTTCTTTGCTTAATTCATCAAATTCAGTCAAAGCCTTTATTGTATTATATTGAACCTTTTCTAAAAAATATGGGTCTTCATCAATCATTTGATTTAAAATCAATCTATATTCTTGTATATAATCTTTTACTTCATTAGCAGTAAGAGACATTAAAGATGCAATTTCCCTGGTCGAATAGCCTTTTACATGCAAAACACCAACTTTTTCCACATCTTGAATTTTGTTAATTAAACTTTTTTTCTTTACTTGCTCTAAATCTGACATCATCAAATGTAATATCCCTCAGTATATTTTATCACATGACGAGTATAATTAAACGAATTTGAACTCTACTCTTCAACAGAAAAAGCTATCTTTTTATTGGCTGCGTCAGCCGCCTCTCTTAATCTTGGCATTGGTAGCCCATGAATTTTTGTATATTCAACGCGATAATTAAACCACCCTTCAACAGCCTTCCACATTTTGTCATCTGTGTTTTTAGCCAGTTCCTCCATTTCTTCTTTAGATAAAAGATAGCTAAGGACCCCTAATGGCATATATACAACTACATCGTAATTAGGATCTTTGTTTTGACCAAACTTGCTTAAAATAGATTGGAAATCTGTAATCATTTTTACAACCGGCGTTCCGGAAAAGAAATCAACATTGCCATAAATATTTCTTTCTCTTGGGCAAACGTCATCTACTCCAACAAAAGCACCGTAACTTCTACAAACCATTGGTCTGTACGAATAAATTGTGCACCCATTTTTATAAAAAGCACATTTTCTCTCTGTTTTACCACCAAACTCCCATGTTGGATCATTCATTGCTTCTTTTAATAAAGAAATAACAGAATTGTACCATTCATCAGCATATTCCTTACCTTTGTCTTCTAAATGTAAATAGAATTGTTTAGTAATGTTATAAGCAATGTTGGCACATTCTGTCATGTGTATTGTTAAACCAATAGTGCAGCAATGACCGGCCCCGAGGCATTTGTATTTTGTTTTATTTTGACTCGCTTCTATTAGCCTTGCGCTGTTATAAACCATATCAAGTTCAGCAAAAATTCCTAAATCACCTAAAGCAACTTGTCTTTGCATTTACAGCCCTAAATTCTTCTTTTTCAACTGTATCATTTTCCTTCTATCTCTTTTCATCTGCTCTGCTTTTTGTTGCATTGAAGACTTTGGCTTTTTTGATGTGGATGCTAAATTGCGACCCTTGCCCCTAAACTTAAGCAAATCGTATTTATCGCACCAGTTATATAACCCTTGAGGGCTAATTTCTATATTATAAGTTTGTTTTAAAAGTTTAACTATATCAGTTAAGTTCATGCGTTTTTTAACATAATGCTCATACAGCCAACTTTTGTCTTTATAGGGTTCTAGGGCCATTTTCCAATCCTATTAAATGGTACCATAATCCAATACCGATTGCGTCAACAATATCATCATCTTCTAAATTATTTTTAGGAACTTTAAAATATTTTACAATAATGTTTCGTACCCTATCTTTTCTTTCTTTTTTTCTCTTAATTTCTGTATCAAAAATTAATTTATCCTGTTTAGAAAGATTTTCGTATCCAATATTTCTTTTCCAAATTATTGGATTAATATCCAAAACTTTAAAACAATAATTTTGCACTACGCCCCATGTATAGCCAATAATGTATGAAATGATCCGGCTTGTTTGAAAATTTTGAATATATACAGATTGCTCAATGACACAAACAGAAGGGTGGTGTTTTTTACAAATTGTTTTAATCCCATCATTGATTTCGTTAAATTTTATAGCAATATCGCTATTTTTTGTAAATTTTATTTTACCACAATCAATTAATTTACATTTGTTATAGGCTGTGGTTTTTAATCCAAAGTTGCTATTGTTTGTAGATTCAATTATTGCCCAGCCAAGAGAATGAGAAGATGGATCTATTGATAAAATAATTTTATCTTGGCTAACAATATTTTTTAAATTCATTTCATTTCATCTCTAAGTTTTTTTTCATCCCAACCCCAATCAACCAATCTTTGTATATATCTTTCTTGTTTGCATTTTTCGCATATATCTTCTTTGTTATATCTAGACAATATTGTTGTACATGCCTTTGTTTTGCAAACTCTTACTTTATTTTTATTACGTTTTTTTTCGTAATATTTTTCTAATAATTTTTTATTAGTAACCACTTTTCTGCATGCAGCAGAACAATATATGCTATTATAAGATTTAGGGATAAATTTTTTTTTACAATCTAAATTTTTGCATACTTGTCTTTTTTGTTTATCATTGTTCAACACCTTCTCTCCAACACAATGCAGACAAATTACAAGAAGAACAATTTTTAGATGTTCTTTTGTAAGGTCTGTTGGGGATACTGCCTTTAAGGTAGTTCCCATAAATTTCTATATATTTATTAAATAATTTATCTATAAAATCTTGATCTTTTTCTATATAAATTGGTAAAATTTCTTGATTATTTTTACATTCATAAATTACAAAACCGCCATCTAAATTAAGACATTGCATGTATATTTGAGCCTGACGATGATGTTCGTCTTTTGGCTTCTTGTAAAGCTTTCTATAGTGAAAACCTTCTGAGCTTATTGATTTTAATTCAATTAATTTATCTCCATGCCAATTAATAATTCCATCAGCAGTTCCTTCAATTGGGGGCGATACATAAGTTATAGGAATTTCTTCTGCGACCAAAATTCCCATTTCTTTAAAATAATTATAAAACCTTGTATGAACCGCATGTCCATTGTCAAAAATTCTAAGAGTTTGAGCTTGAAAATCGGGAGTAATTGAAACCCCTTCAAACATATAATACCAATAACGAGAGCATTGATTGGTATAACTTGGATGAAACCCGTTGACTTTTTTAAACTCTACTTGATTTCTTTTTAATAAACTATCATCAATTGATTTGTTTAAAGTATTTTCTAATTCATTAATCGTTAACTTTTCTACAACTGGTTCTTTTACAACTGGTTGCCTTAGTTTTTTTAAAGATTTCATTGCATAGCCCCCTTCGCGGCTAGTTTTAAAGCGTTTATATTTTCAGTTAATGCCTCATACATAGTTTTCCAAATATCGTTTACAAACTTATCTTGATCATTCATAACAGCAGATTTGCGCTTAAAAATTTGCGATTTTACAATCATTAATGTCCTATAACCTGCCAATAGATTTGCTGCTTTAATTGCTTGCATACCAACATAATGTTCTGGATTTTGTACAATATCTTCAACAATACGCAAGCACTCTAAAAATTCATCTGCCTTGTCTCCCATCATCGCAGTAATGATGTCTTTATTTACAATAATATCTGCCATTACAAATCCTTTTTTAAATCTTCTGTCTTAACAATTGCTTCTTTATAAAAATT